CCCGGCTGACGGCGCACTCCGGGCTGGCGATGCTGACGCTGACGCCGCTCGAAGGCATGACCCGGGTGGTGAGGTACTTCTACCCCGAGCCGAACACGGCGGGACGGGCGCTCATTCGCGCCGAGATCGAGAGCTGCGGGCTTTATACCTCGAAGCAGATCGAGAGCCAGCTTGCCACCTACGCGCCACACGAACGCGAGGCGCGCGCACGCGGCATCCCGCTCCAGGGCAGCGGCCCGGTCTTCCCGATCGAGGAGTCGGCGATCGTCGTCCCGGACTTCGAGATCCCCCGCGGCTGGAAGCAGATCATCGGCATGGACTTCGGACTCGGCGACCACCCAACCGGGGCGTGCTTGCTGGCGCTTCAGCCGGGAGATGCGCCCGGGCAGGAACGGATCTACGTCACCCGCGACTACAAAGCCAAGGAGCCCAACCCCGTACTCCACGCCGCTGCCCTGAAGCCCTGGGGAAAGCTCCCCGTATCCTGGCCCCATGACGGCAACCGACTGGGCGATGTCCAGAGTATGCAGCCCCTCAGCGGCATCTACCGCCGCCACGGCCTGCGGATGCTCCCCGAGCACGCCACCTTCCCGGAGGGAGGATTCGGCGTGGAGGCCGGGCTCCAGCAAATGCTGGAGTACATGACCACCGGCCGGTGGAAGGTCTTCTCCTCCTGCGCTACTTGGCTGGAAGAGTTCCGGCACTATCATCGCAAGAAGGGGGCCATCGTGAAGGAAGACGACGACTGCCTCTCGGCGAGCCGCTACGCTTTCGTGATGCGGCGATTCGCCCGCGCCTCCACCGAGCAGGACGCCCAGAACGCCCTCCCGGCCCAAGCCGAAGGACTCCACAGCAACCTGTTCACAGGAGGGTTCTAAGATGGCGTGGCTCGCAGCGATTCCGGCGATCCTGGGCCCGGCGCTCTCCGCGGGAGCGCCCGCAGGAGGCGCCATCGCAGGGGCCTCCGCCGGAGCGGCGGCCGGCGCCGTCGCCGGAGCGGGAGCCATCGGAGGGACCACAGGAGCGATCGTCGGAAGCACCGTGGGGGGCCTCGCGGGAGGACTCTCCGGGGCCTTCGGGACCCTCGGGGGTGCCCTCAGCACCGTGGGCGGACTGGCGGGAGTCGCCGGAGCGGGCGTCGGCGTGGCCGGGGCCGTGAAGGGCGGACCCAAGACGGGCGCCGACCCCTACAAGACCGCCGAAGCGCAGCGACGCCTCGCACAAGGAAACGCCGGCCGCGGCGCGACGCTGCTCAGCCGCGGCGGCGGACAAGGCCTCGGCGACGTGGGCGGCTCGGCCCTCGGCGGCCGGCCCGCGGTCTACGGGAGATAGCCCGATGGCCTGGGCAAAATGGCTCACCGTGATCGACCCGGCGATGTTCGCGAGCACCGCATTTACCGGGGACGACACCACAGCGAACCTGGGACACGCCGCCGCACTCAAGGCGAGCGTCCCAGACCCCGCAAAGACCGCGGCGGCGCAGGTCCAGGTCGCCCGAGGCGCAGCGGTCCCAGGAACCGGGAGACGAAGAATCGCCCGAGGAGGCTCGGCGCTGCTCCAAGGCCAAGGGCTCGGCGCCGGCTCAGGAGTCGCCTCCCTCGGCGGCAATCGCACCCTGCTCGGAGGAGGCGCCTAGTGGAAGAACGCGCCCGCAGAGTCCTCGCCCGCGCCGATGCGCTCTCGACGCAGAGAACGACCTTCGAGAGCCACTGGCAGGAAGTCAGCGACCACCTGCTCGGACGGCGAATGTTCTCGGGCACGCTCACCCCCGGCACCAAGCGGCACGACAAGATCTACGACACCACCGGACTCCACGCCTCGGGCCTGCTCACCGTGGGACTCCACAGCCTGCTCAGCAACCCCGCAAGCCGCTGGTTCGATGTCACGACGCAGACCCCGGAGCTCGCCCGACTCGTCCCCGTGCGCGAGTGGCTCGATGCCGTCACCGACCGCCTCTACCTCGCCCTCACCCGGCCCCACACGAACTTCAACAGCAACATGCTGGAGAGCTACGTCGATGACGTGAACTTCGGCACCAGCGTCCTTGCGATGGAAGAGATCCCGGGCGAAGGACCGATCTACTCCGCGCACCCACTTGGAGAGTTCTGCATCGACCAGGATCGATTCGGCCGCATCGACACCGTGTGCCGACGCTTCCTCTTCACCGCTCGGCAAGCGAAAGAGCGATTCGGAGATCGCGCCGGCAGCGCCGTCGAGAAGAGGCTCACGAACAAGAAGGGCGAGGAGAGCCTGGAGTTCCTGCACATGGTGCAGCCCTCCACCACGGACAAGCGCCTGCGCTACACCGGAACCAAGATGCCGTGGGAGTCGATCTACATCAGCAAGGAAGACGGCGAGATCGTGGACGAGGGCGGCTTCTGGCACCTCCCCTACGCCGTGACCCGCTGGAGCAAGAACGCCGGCTCCGCCTACGCCGATGCCTGCCCCGGGATGGACGCGCTGCCCGAAGCGCGAATGCTCAACCAGATGAGCTACACCGTGCTGCGCGCCGCGCAGAAGGCGACCGACCCGCCGCTGCTGCTCCCGAATGAGGGAGTGATGAAGCCCTTCCGGGTGAACCCGGGCGGCACCAGCTACTACGACCCGATGTTCGCCACCAACGGGAACCCGGTCTTCACACTTCCGGTGGATGCGCGCGGCGTCGGCATCGGCGTCGAGATGCTCCGCGACCGGCAGCAGAAGATTCAGGAGCACTTCCTGTTCGAGATCCTGTCCATGATTCGCGACCCGCGCATGACCGCGACCCAGGTGCAGGCGATCAGCAACAGCGTGATGCGCGTCGTGGCCCCGCGGCTGGGAGGGATTCAGGAGCAGAAGCTCGAGCCGATCGTGGCCTGGGCCTTCGCGACCGAGCTGCGCGCCGGACGCCTGCCGATGCCCCCCGTGGAGCTCGCGGGCCAGACGCTTCGCGTCGTCTACCAGAGCCCGGTGGCGCGCGCACAGCGAGAGACCGACGTGCAGGCCATCATCCAGACCTTCGGAGAGGCGCAGCAGTTCGCCCAGATGATGCCCGACATCCTGCACAACCTCGACCCGGACGACGCGATCCGTCGCGTGGCGGAGTTCCGGGGCGTTCCGGCCAGCGTGCTCGTGTCGATGCAGGACGTGTTGGAGCGCCGCGCCCACGAGGCGCAGATCGCGCAGCAGAACGCGCAGATGCAGCAGATGGGCCAGATGTCGCAAGCCGTCAAGAATGTGACGCCGGCCGTGCAGGCCGCCTCCGCCCCGGAGCAGCAGGCCGCTTGAGTCCCGTTCGGGAGGCGACGCCGAAGGAAGTGCGCGCCGCGTTTCGCGCCGTCTTCTGGCCCGACGCGACGAAGGAGAACGAAGGCCAGCGCCTCGCGGCCAGCGTCGTCGTGAAGCAGCTTCGGCACGAGGCGGGTGCCGAGATCAAGACCTACGGCGCGAAGGCCGCCGGCTGGTACGAGAACGATCGACTCGCGTGCTTCGCCGCCGGCAAGCTCGCGCTCTACCACCGGATGCTCTGGTGGGCCGGGCTCACCGATGCGGAGTGTGAGCAGATGGCGATGAAGGAAACCAGCTACCTGGAGCTCGAGGAGATCCCCGATTAGCGCAGCAGAACCGACGGTATCGGGAACGGCCGACGGGCCCCTCCCGCCGCTCCCCACCAAGCCCGCCGCCTCGGCCGAGCCCGCCGCCACCGACCCGTGGCAAGCGACGCTCTCGTCGCTCGACCCGGACATTCGCAGCGATCCGCACCTCGCCAAGATGAAGGACGTGTCCTCGGCGCTGAAGGCCTACGTCCACGCCGAACGGCAACTGGACAAGGGCTTCGGCGTCCCCGGCGCCAACGCGCAGCCCGGAGACTGGGCCGCCTACTACAAGCGGATCGGAGCCCCTGAGGACGCGAAGGGCTACGCGCCGGCGATGGAAGGATTCGCTCCGCCCGAGGGCCTGCCGTGGCAGGAGAACCTCGTTCCAGAGATGATGGAGAAGTTCAAGGAGCGAGGCCTGCTCCCACACCAGGCGAGAGGGCTCCTCGACGACTACGCCGCGGTGCAGCAGGCCTCCTACGCGAAGATGCAGGAGCAGGTCGCAGCCAAAGACGCACAGCTTCAAGAGGCCATCGCCGAGAAGTACGGCGACGGGTATCCCGCCGCGCAGGAGCAGGCGAAGACGGCCTTCCGGGATCTCTTCGGAAACCGAGCCGACGAGATCGCGGACCTGCGCCTCGCGGACGGAACCAAGCTCGGAAATCACCCGGCGTACTTCGACGCCTTCGCGAAGATCGGCAAGAACGTGCAGCAGCACGACATCGTGGGGAACAAGGGGGGAGTGCCCGCCATGACCAAGGACTCGGCGCAGAGCGCGCTCAACCAGATGGAAGGCGAGGCGATGATGGACCGGAATCACCCGCTGATGAACAAGACCCACCCGCAGCACAACGAGATGGTGGATCGGCGGATCCGGCTGCTGGAGATCGTGGGGCACGACGCGGCCACGGCCGCCGCCAACGCCAACGTGGAGGACCTGTAAATGCGGTGCCGGATCGTCTGTCGCGACTGTGCGCCCTACAGCCGGGCGGATCTCGGGAAAGTGAACCACGTCTTCGACGTGCAGATCGTCTTCGGCGATCAGCCGATCGGCCGCGGCAACGTGACGCTGCTCGAGCTGCCGCCCGACTGGAAGCCGCGCGAGTGGCTCCAGACGCTCCAAGAGATCGCCACGGGGTATCAGCCGCCTCCGCCTCCGACCCCCGTGCCGCAGGATCCCGTCTTCGCGCCCTACGACCCGATTTCGCAGACGCAGCCGAGCCTGCCCCCGATCCCGCCGCCCGTGGCCGAGGCGGCGAGTGTTCCACGTGGAACGCTCTCGCCCCGCGAGCAGGAGGTTCACGACCTCCACACGCAGGGCAAGAGCTACGAGGAGATCGCGGCCGCTCTCGGGTTCAAGGCGAGTACCGCGAAGACCTACGCCCTGATGGCCCGGTCGAAGCTGCGCGGCGGGCCGGCGCAGCCTGCCGCATGACTCCCAAGCAGTTCCTATCGGGTCTCTCGATCTTGGCAGAGCGCGACCGAGGCCAGATGCGGCCTTGGGTCCAAGAGGAGTGCGCCTGCGGGAACGTGCTCCGGGAAGGCGACGACCACGCCTTCAAGGTACGAAGAAGTCCATGCCGGTGCGCGACGCCGGGGCCTTCTCGGCGCACCACGCTCGAGCCGTCTCTGTCGCTCGAGCACGTCTCGCGGCGCCAATACTACGAGCGGAAACGCTTGGGATTGCCGCTGCTTACGCCGCTCGAGAGAGACGCACTCAAGAAGCATCGGTAGGGGTTTCTGCGGCCCGTCCTGCTTCGGATACTGGCGGAGCCCGCCTATGGCACCGGCGCTGGCGCCGGAGCGGGTCGGGCCGCCCCTTGACACGCCACCCGGGCAGGTGGTAGTTCTCTTCCCACGGGCAACCCTCTTCGGAGGACCCGGTGCTGGCGGGAAAGCCGCCCTGAGCCTGGCAGCCAACTGGGCAGAGGATGGACCCGGCGTCGTGCTGGGGAAACCGCCTCGCTGCACCAAGACCCGATGGGGTCTAGCGCGAGGGGTTTCTCATGTCGTCCTACCAGAATCTTCACTGGGTCCAGGCCTTCCGGCAGGGCATTCGCATCCTCGCCCAGCAGCGCGGCAGTCGCCTGCGCGAAGCGGTGGACGTGGATCCCTCGGTCACAGGCGACCGGGCCTTCTACGACACCATGCAGCTCACCAGCATGGTTCCGATCACGGATCGCCACGGCAAGACGCAGATCACCGACACGGTGCTCGCTCGCCGGATGGTGACGCTCTCGCCGTTCGAGAAGGCGGATCTCGTGGATCAGGTCGATCTTCGGCGCGTGCTGAACGATCCGACCAGCTCGATGGCGGTCAACTTCGGCTACGCGGCCGGGCGGCAGATGGACGACGCGATCCTCGCGGCGATCACCGCGACGGCGCTCACCGGGCAGACCGGTACGGTCTCCGTGACGCTGCCGGCGGCGAACCGGATCGACATGCTCGGCGCGGCGGGCGGGTCGGGTCACACCAGCGCGGACGGTCGAAACTTCAAGCTCTCGACGCTCACGCTGGCGAGAAGGCTGCTGGAGTCCTTCGACAACGACTCCGACGCGATGGACTTCTCGTGGCATTGTGCCTGGAGGTCGGTGGACCGGAAGGCGGTCTTCGACATCGCGACCCCGAACCCCTTCACCAGCTCGGACTACAACACGGTGAAGGCACTCGTGAACGGGGAGCTGAACACCTTCCTCGGGTTCAACTTCCATCGGACGGAGCGGCTGCTCGCGACGGTCGGCGGCGTCTCGGGTGGCACGATCGCCACGGTCCCGACGGACGTTCCCTTCTGGGTGAAGGCCAGCATGAAGCTCGCGCTCGCGCAGGACGCGAAGGTGAGCATCAAGGAGCGGGTGGATCTCCGCGAGTCGATGCAGGTCAGGATGGTGCTCGACCTCGGCGCGACGCGGCTCGACGAGCTCGGCGTCGTGGTCGCCGAAGTCAACACGATCTTCAACGCCTAGTCGCTGGCCGATAGCGGCTCAGGGGGAACTTCATGGCGAACGTACAGACGCAGAACATCCTGAACCGTGTGCTCCCGCTCACGATCAGCAACCCGGCTCCGCTCTCGGGGGGAGGCGGGGTCCCGGATGCGGTCGTCGTCATCGTGCAGGCGACCTCTGCGGGGACCACGAACGACACCGTGGAGTTCTGCCGAATCGAGACCACGGCCCGCATCCTCTCGATCGAGAGGATGAACCTGTCCCTCGGAGGCCCTGCCCCGATGGATCTCGGGCTCGCGGTGCCCGGCATCTCGCCGGCCTTCACGGGCGGCGGGCTCCAGACGGCGCTCTGCACCGGCGCGGCGATGGGGACGGCCTCGGCCATCTGGGCGCACGCGATGGGGACCGGCAGCACGCCCACGGTCGTCAACATGGGCAAGATGGCTTGGGAGCTGGCGGGGGCCGCGTCGGACCCGGCGCTGCTCACCACCGGGAACTTCGCGGAGTATGTGATCGTGGGGAAGCTCACGGGCACCACCGCTCCGACTTCTGGCGCGGTGGCGCTGCGGATCACCTACCAGACTCGATAGGAGCTGGCTTTGGCAACCTGGAAGCAGCTCCCGGTCACGAATCGGGAGGGGACCTCAGGCGGCGTCGCCTCGCTCGTCCCCCAGCAGATGAACTCGGGCACCTTCGGGGGCCCGATGACGAACTACTCGCTGCTCCACGCACAGTTCGTGGTGCCTGCGGGAGCGGCGACCAACGACACCTACGAGCTGATTCGGATCCCGTCCACGACCCGCGTCCTGTGGATCCAAGCCAAGAACGAGACCGCGCTCGGTGCGACGCTCACGATGGACGTGGGCATCGCTCGGCCGACCGACGCGATCCCCGCGACGACCACGACGCTGTTCAAGATCCTGAACGCTACCTTCTTCACCACCGCGCTGGCGGGGGCGACGACCCGCCTCGTGATGACGCAGATCTTCACGGGGTCCACTTCGACGCTCCAGCTCGAGCCGCTCTGGAAGACGCAGGGGCTCGCGGGAGAGCCGGCCGTAGGGGCTCCGCTGGAAGAGTACCTCGTCTATCTGACGCTCACGACGGTGACGACCCCCACGGTCGGGACCGTGATGACGTTTCAGTTCCTCGTGAATACGAACTGAGCCGATGGCCAACTACAAGACGCCGCAGATCGTGAATCGGGAGAACAGCGCCAACGCGCAGCAGATGAACAATCCCCAGTACGGGGGGATGAGCAACGTCTACTTCGTCGCCGCACAGTGGCTCGTGAATGCCTCGGTGCTGGCGGCGGATACGGTGGAGATGCTGCGGCTGCCCTCGTCTTCGCGGATTCTCTCGATCTGGGACAAGCACGAGTCGCTGGGCACGACACTGACCTTTAGCTTGGGCCTTGCCACGCCGGTCACGGGAGGGGTCCCCACGACTCCCTCTTCGAATTTCGTCCTTGGAAGCATCAACATCGCGGGGCAGACCGCGAGAACGAGCTTCGTCCTGGTCGGAAACTGGGGGTCGAACGGGGTCACGAAGACCGGAGTCGCCAACTCCCTTTGGCAGCTCCTGGGGCTGGCGACGGACCCGG